TCTTCGCTTCCTCCGGACTCATGTCACGGGGATCTTTCTCTTCCAGGTCTTCCTGGATCTCAGGGTTCTCTTCAGCTTTCTTTTTCGTAGCCATTGATTCTCCTTTTGGGTGCCCCCGCCTGGGTCATTCCTCAGGCAGGGGCTTTTGCTTAATTAGTTGGCCGGAGCGTCGTCGTAGCTGGACGTGGACTCAATACGGATCATGTACTGTTCCACAAGACGTTCGGCAACCTTGATTGCCTTCCAGCCAGCAGTCGCTCTCTGGTTCAGCGGGTCTTCAGAACCTGCGGAACCGAGCTGCTTCACGATGTGCTGCAGGCCGCCGCCGGTGACTTCGGTCACGCCGTAGGCATTCGCGCCCAGGACCAGCGTGCCATAGACATCACGGCTGGATGCGCCGGCATCCTTGTAGACCTTGGCTTCGGTTGTTTCCACGAAACGCACGCCTTCGATCTTGCCGATCTCGCCTTCGTACATGCCGTCAGGATCGGAATAGGTCTTGACGTTGACCCACTTGGGATCGCTCATGATGTCGTAGGCAACATCCGGATGGACGATGGCGACATAGCTGCCGTTGATCTTCGGGGCGTTCTGGACCTTCAGAGCACGAACCGCTTTGCGAATATCGTCGAAGGTCATGTTGTTGTTCGTGGTGGCGTTGGTGTAGGCAAGGGCCGCACGGGATGCGCCTCCCTGTGCGTACATTACATTGGTGCCGCCCTGCAGGACCTCGCGGGTCACGGTATCCAGAGTGCGTCCGGCCTGAGAAGCCAGGAGCTCTGTCGCCTGCAGCAGGTTGTTGTCGATAGCCGTAAGCAGGAGGACATCGGACAGGGTGACATAGCCGCCGTACTGGGCAACGGTCGCCGTGATGACACTCATGGTCAGCTTCTGGCCGTTCGGGGTGACGCCTTCAGTAAGAGGAGTAAGGGCCTTCGCCAGAGGGCTGTACTTACGAAACTCGATGGTCTTGCCGCCGTTCTTCGGAATCGGCTGCTTCTGACCAAACTGATCATGGACCAGCAGAGGTTCCGCCAGGTCGATCAGGTAGTCAGAGTAAAAAGTTTTCATCTCATTGCTGAGGCCAGTGTCAGTGGTGACGTTGGTATTGGCCGCAAAGAGATGCAGATTCAGTTTGAACAATTTTTTCATTGTGATCCTCCACAGATTATTCATGCGGGGATCACATCAGTCATCTAAAACTGATTTGCTCCCCGCGTTTTACCCGTGCAACGACCTCACGTCTATCAGCCGGTGTTAGCTGACTGACGTCTCGTTTCACGATGAATGGACTCTGGGAAGCCGTGCCGTTCTCTGCAGGACGCGCACCTTTTGCCCGGATATTTTCGGTCACTGCCTTCTGGGTATTGAAGGCGGTGTCACTCATGAGCTCATCAAAATGCAGGACTTTATATGCGTGCTCCATAGGAGTGTGGTGCCGCAGGAGGTCAACAAATTCAGGGTTCTGCAGCTCAGTATTGAAATCGAACTGCGGGAATTTGGCCTTCACAGCCTGGCTTTCTTCGAACCACTGACGGACCTGCGCGTCCGCCTGTGCCCGCGCCATCTGATCCTGCTGTGCCCTGAGCAGTTCCGCATTCTGCCGCTTAAGGGCCTGCATCTCTCGGAACGTGTCCGCGTCCATGCCAGCTTCCTCAGCAGCAGCGGCCCAATAGGTATTGTCGTTGTCGATGGCTTTCTCCAGCTTAGACAGGTCGCCGTCCATGATGTTATATCTGGCAGCAAGCTTGTCCAGGATAGGCTTAGAATCCTCCTTAGCTTTCTGGAGTTCTTTGTAATCCGGGAACCTACGGTTAAAAGCATTTTGGAATTCCTCGGTATAGAGGTCCTTATACTCTCCGGTGATCATCTCGCGGAAGGCTTTCCGCTTCTCTTCCAGAGTATTCGAGGTGGTCTTCACCTCAGGTTTCTGCCCCTCGGCGGCAGGAGCTGCCTGATCGGCTTCTGAGCCGTACAGGACATTCGATAATGCGCCCGATTTTCCCCGGCGGGTAGTACCGGGAAGATTGGCCTGTGCGGCCTCACCCTGTGCGCCTGCTTCTCCGGCTGCGGCTGCAGCTCCTTCGCCTTCGAACAAATGCAGATTAAGCACGAAATATTCCATATGTTCCTCCTCGCGGACTTAACGGCTCCGTGTGCCGTGACGCGGACTTGACGGCTCCGTGTGCCGGGCCTTCTATATAGCGGCCGGGTAGCTGGTCCGGCCGCACCTAATAGAAGAAACCAATTTTATGGTAACAGGCACTCCTGTTATTCTTGCCCAAGCTTTTGCACCTTTTTTAGGAATTTTTTGTCTTCCTCTGCAAGAGCATGGAATGCCACGTTAGCCAGTTCCCAAATCGCCTTTGCTCCTGGATCTGCCTTCCTGAGCTTCACTTTTGCGTAGCCCGGTTCAAGTACGCTGGGGATAGTGTCGCCGGACCCATATTTCAGGTTCCAGTTGGCCATAGCTGTCATCAGCATTGAAACGGCAGCACAGACCTCCTTGCTTCCGGTCGCATGTCCCTGAGCAACAATCTCATATGTCGATACGTTTTCATTGAGCTGAACCTGTGTCATCGATCATTCGCCTTCTATTTTCGGAGTGCTTCTGTTTACCAGTCTCTGCGCGTATGGAGCCTGCTGCGTACGGCTGGCCATGATACCGTTTGCAATCGATTCTGAGCCACTTTTCGGAGCCTCCTGAGGATTTCCCTGACTCGGCTGTCCGGGACCGCCTACGGGCGCCACAGCGCCTCCTGTGAGAATCCCGGCAAGCTGTGCGATCTGTTGCTGCTGTTGCTGTACTATAGCCAGCAGCGTCTGCCCTTCCTGCACTCTTTCGCGGACCTTCTCGATGCCTTCAAAGTCCATCATGTCCAGCGCCAGGAGAGACTGCTGCGCCATCTCAGGATTGAAGAAGCCCATGCCGTATAATTCCTTCGCCCGTTCGTTCTGTTCCATCCGGCTGAAAGGGTTCTTGCGCTGTGCGGAGATCTTCAGGTCAAACACCGGCCGACGCATCATGATTTCCCCCTGCTGGTCGACCATAGGGCCATTAGGCCCCATAATCGGTTGGTTTCGCAAAGGCTCGTTGGACAATTCGGCAAAGTCATAGCCGTTCGGCGCGGTTATACGGAAGGATCTTGCCTCATCGTAAAACTGGCGGATGAGCTCCACGCACAATTTGGCGATCCTCGTCTGCACCCGGTACGACGCAGCGATCATATCCCTTGATGCCTTGTTGCCGGCCTCCTGCAGTGCAGCAATAGCCGAGGCAGCCGTAATGCCTGAGCCGGGTGCTCCGCCGCTGTTCGCGTCCCTGTTCGCTGCCGTGTCCTTCATCTCCTCCACTTTTCGAGCAATTGTGTTTTCGTACTGAGATCCCAGTGGCTGCGTCGTAATCTCCTGGATCCTCGCGTCAGACAGTTCTCCTTGTACCGAAACAATCGGTTTATTCCAGTCCATGAAATCATCTACGTTGAGGTTGGTGGACTCTGAAACGAAATATCGCTTCTTTGTCGCCATCATGGATGATTCCAGAATGTTGGCATCTAACTTGTCGATGTACATCTGAGGGCTCTTGCAGATTGCCACATAGCCAAAGCCGGCCGGCGTTCCCTTTTCAGGGAACAGCGTATCCATTACCACTGGGTACTGGCCGTGGTCGTAATACCCTCTGTCTCTGTATTTCGAATCGTTCTCGCTCGCATACAGCAAAGTATCTCCGCAGAACTTGCAGTAATGCAGGAGGGTCTTGGATCCCGACTTCACCTTGTAGTACCAGTCCACAACCAGATCTTTGTCAGTCGTGTCTACGGTGTCATTGTAGAGATACTGCGCAATGTCTACAGGACTTCCGTTGATCTTATTTTTAAACTGCGGGTACTGTTTGTTCAGCAGGTCGTGGTCCATAAGTTCCACGATGAACAGGTTTCTGCTCTGCTGGATATCCGTGATGCCGGGCTCCCAGAAGATCTTCAGTAGGTCCACCGGCCGGATATCGATATCGCCCAGGCCGTTTTCCTTCTCGGTGTTCCAGTAAACGCCGTAGACGGCCGTCCCATGCTTCAGCTTCTCCCACCAGTTAGCCGAATAGATTTCCTCGAAATCGTTGTACTGAAGGATGACAGGCAGCACCGCGCTCAGGGTCTTTGCAGCAGTCTCATCGCTTCTCTCTCTCGGCAGGACCGCAGGCTCAGGGTAGTTGTCCATAGCATCTGCGTGCTTGTTAAGGATGGCATTGAACAGCCATGCGGAAGCTGGCTCCGGTCCGGGGAACCACTCCCTCTCCGAGGAGTCCTCTTCTTTCTGCACGCTCCGCTGATTCCCACGAATGAACGGCCAGTGTCGGAGCTCCCACCACTGCTCGTCCTCCACGACGCGCCGGTCAAGATTCGCCTTCCCGGCCTTGTAGCGCTGCAGGATCTCGGCAGCAGCCTTGATCTCCTTCTCGCCTATAGGCTTGTTCAGGTCAGAGTCCTCGAAAGCGGTCAGAGCTCTCTCATCAATCTGGTTTTCGATATCTGTTAAAGGCATAATTACCTCCCTAACGTTTAGGTATCATCATCGTCACTCGTTACAACCAGCTCCGGCGGAGTGAAATAAAAGAAGGCCGGTTTCGTATCCAAGCTGGTATCCATACCGATCACTTCGCCTGCGTTCGTTGCAAGCTCCGCGATGACGGCCATGTCATCTTCATCCTCTGCCTCAAGCGTGCCGGAAACTAAGACATAAGCACGCGGAAACAGCGGCTCAGATTCGAACGCCATCGGAAGCAGAGCGTAAATAGCATCACTATCACCGACAATTTCGCCGGTCGCCGTGAGCGGAGTCCAGGCCGGCAGCGGGTTCTCGGCAGTGATATTGCTCCAGTCGATATTCAGTTCCAGTTCTTTATACATACCCTTGTGCACGATCATTTTTAGTACCTCCTATACCATGCATATGCGTCATAAACTTGCCGGTCATCGTCCAGCGGGTTATATTCCTTCGGCTTCGGCAGCTCTCGCTTCCTCGGCGCTATCGGGTTCTTCATGCATACATATCTGCACTCGTCATAAATGTGATCCTCGCCGTCTGTGTCAATGTCCTCAACATCTGACTCGTCATAGACCAGTGCCGGAACCGTGCGGATAAAGTGTTTGCAAGTGTCGAATACATAGAGCATCGGGATTCCGCTTTCATCGAAAGCCAGCCGGTGATGGAGCTGCATCTTACCGTCTATCCGTGCGTGGTCGCCCTTCTCGAAATACACTCTTTCTCTCTCCATCAGAGCGCCTATGGATTCGGTACCATCACTGCCCCAGATAGCAGGATCTCCTACTCGCTGTATCCTCCTGCCCTTCAGGTTTGGATCGTCAGCCTCGATCTCCTTGATCTTCCGCGCCACTTCTGTGGGTTCCATCATGACACCAACGTTCGGTGTTCCGGTGCATCCGTAGTATTCCCTGATCCTGTATAGTCTCCGCTCATGGTCCACAGCGTACCAGCCAACGGAGAACGGCCTGCTGTAGCCCCAGTCCAGCCCGCACCAGATAGCCCAGTCCTTCGGGACCTTGAATGGCTTAATAACGTGCGTCCACTGCCGGTCTTCATAATGTGCAGGATCATTCCGCCATTCGGTGAAGACCTGACCGGAGAACGTATCCCAGTCACCATAGAGCAGAGCATTCCGCTCGGCCTCAGGCATACTGGCCAGTCTCGCCACGTACTCAGGATCGTTCCGCAGGAGGGCCGCGTTATCCCATACCAGTGAAGGGACAAAGATCCGCGACCGCTTCCGGGTCTCTTGCCGGCCGTTCGGTAGGGTCCATGTGACGTCCTCGGTGATAGGCGTCATTGGCGGAGCGGCTGTGATAAATCTTTCCTTGACCCAGGCATGACCGATGTTTCCCGGATTGGCAGTCCCCCTGATGTACACCCTCGTCCCCGGTCCATTCGGTCTGTTTCGGGAGAACAGATAGCTGTACTCCTCGTAGGTGAAATGGGTGAGCTCATCGAAACCGATGAAGTCATACGCCTGCCCCTGATAATTGATCCGGTCCTTCGTGTGCTGCATACTGCCGAAGATAATCTTTGCTCCGGAAGGGAATCTCCACGTGTGAGAGCTGGCGTTATACCTTGCTTTCGGGAAGGCTCGCGGATAGTAGTTAAGGCTCTTGTCGATCAGCTCAGCAAGCTGGGGATAGGTCTTCCTCAGGATCAGGCCCTTGTAGTGCGGGATCTGTACCTGTCTCAGGGCCTCAATGACCAGGGCGTCGGATTTTCCCCCGCCTAACCGGCGGCGCCGCCAAACAGGCACTCGTACTCAGGTCTTGCCATAAAGGCAGCCTGTCGAGGCTGTGGCTTCCAAATAACGCCGCTCACTCGGTCACCTCCTCCCTCACCTCCGGCATCATCACGACGCCGTTCTCACTGTCCACCTCTGCTTCTTTGATCTCCGGCATTCTCTGCCATTCTCCCTTCCGCCTGTTGGTCAGCCAGAACTGGATGCTGTTCGGGTCCGGCGGCAGGTGCTTCGTTGTCCTCTTCTCCAGCCATATCAGCTCTCCACCCCTCCCTATCGTCTGCCAACGTGTGACTTCTTCGTAGTCATATCCCACGCAGCGTTTATATAGGGCGCACTCCACAGAATCGTCCACGTCCCCCCTGGGAGCCTCTAAAGCCTCACGCAAGTCACTATGATTGTGCTTCCATGCGTAAAGGGATTTCTCTGTCGTGTTTAGTTTTTTTGCGATCTCTTTTACCGTGGCCCCCTTGGCCACCCAGATCTTGATACGGTCCAGGAAAGGTGCCACGTGTGTCTCATACCTGGACTTTGGCATAAAGAAAACCTCCCATGCACCGAGCGTAGCACAGGAGGTTTTCAATCTTGCCCAAGCTTTGACCACTTTTTCATGAAAAGAGAGGGCGATTAAGCCCTCTCTTTTTTCGTCAGGATGATCCCGATTCTCTCACCGGCCTCATCCAGCTTCGTCTGCACCTCATATCCGTCCAGGTCAGTCTTGCGCGGCAGCCACAGCTCCTTACCGCCGTTCACTTCAGTGCCCTTCTCTATGGTCACCTTCATGAGCAGGATCTCTGTGGACCTCTGCAGCTCCTCAAGACCGGCCTTGAATTTCCTGTTTTCGAAGTCCAGTTTCTGTACCTTGTCTTTCAGGTACTCCAGTCTGTTCTGTAATGCGATTGCTTCGCTCTTTTTCATTGTTCACCTCATATTCCGCTCGCGCCTTTGCCAGAGAGCATTTCTCCCAGGCCCCGGCACAGTATTTTGTCATGTAGTCGTTCGCAGCGTTCTTGTCCGGGAATGCCGGCTTACCACATTCGCAGCGCAGGAAATCTGGACCATCCCACCCGAACCACGGACAGCGCCAGCACTTCCGTCTATTCCAGTGGTAGTTTTTCTTCCTCTTCGCCATTGTAGTGTTCCTCGACGTACGCCTTTGCACCGTCCACAAGGTCCTGGATCTTCGCCTCTTGTTCCCAGAGCTCATACAGCCTCTGTCCACCTACCACCTGCAGGAGGATGGATTCGACGGCCTCAATAGCACCGTCTATCTTGCCGATCCTGTACGGATCCCTCTTTTCTTCTCTTGCCTTGTGGCCCAGCTTCCAGTACCAGCTGTACAGCTCTTCCAGCATCTCCGGCAGCGTCTGCCCGGTGCCCACCTTCATCTCTTCAAATGTCATATCTCTTCCTCCAGGCCATCTTCAGCCCCTCGTTTATCTCGTTCTCTGCCAGCCGCTTCTTGTTGATCTCGTCCTGCTGCTTCCGGAAAGCCTTGTATTCCTCGCAGGATCCGTGACATCCTGGCACTCGTTTCTCGCATCCTTTGCAGCTGCTCTTCATTCCCTCTTCACCACCCAGTCGGCATAGCTCTTCTGTTCCTTGACATCCATCTTCGCTCCACATATAGGGCAGTATGGATATGGGAAGTGTCTTTGCTTTCCGCAATTCGAGCAAACGTAGCGCGTTTCTCCCCACAGTCCGTCGTCTGATACCACTTCGCTTGGAAGCAGTTTCCACGTCCCATGCTTTACAGGCTCAATGGTCTGAGCGGCGGCAATATCTTTTTCCAGCAGATACAGTATTCCGCGTTTTCTCTCCTCGTCTCCAACATCATCATAACCACCGTAATCTTCGCGCCGATATTTCAGAGCATCTGCATTAATCAGTCGCATCTTCGCTCCTCTCCTTGTTAGGGACATCTATGTCCTTTGCAAACATATTTGCACCGCAGTTTGGGCAAAACTTCCAGCTCCGATATCCTTTATAACGACATACTGAACATATTTGCCTATAGTTCCCATTTATCCACATTCCGCGCTTCGGCTCAATGGCCGGCAAGTTAAGAATCGTCTGTCTGTCAATGTCGTTCATGTTTTGGACGAAAATTCTATGCCCTATCCAATCTCCAGCATCTAAATCTTCTGATTCTTGAAATTGTTTTTCTGTCTTGTCCTCGTATTCATACAGAGCTTTCCATAGTGCATCAATCGCCGCCTGTCTGCTGATTGAGTCATCATTCATTGATCTATCCTTTCCGCTCTACTACAATAATCATCTTGATTTCTCCAATCGTCAAGACCTCTTGTTGCTTGACATCTATGCCCGAAATAAAACATGCAATCCCTACAATAAATGACGTTACATTCAGATGGCAGCTCTTTTATGGCATCTGGATCAATGCACCTGTGTTTAAATACTGTTCCATCTTTGATAGGGACATAGATGTCCTTTGCAAGTGCTATCGCTGCCTGTCTACTGATTAAGTCATTCATCTTCGCTCCTCTCTGTTCTCCTGTTTCAGCCGCCAAGTCTCGGCATCGGGCACTCCCAATCCCAATCTTCGTATTGTTTTACTTCGTCAATTGTTATTTCTCCATTTACAACAGCAAAATCCTGATAAAACTGCATTCCGCACTCAAAACCTTGCAGTCGAAGGTCAACGGAATATTCTTTTGCAAGATTTACCCACCGTTGCTCGGCATTTTCGTTCGGAGTGAATGACCACGCCTGTCTGATTGGAATTGTGATCGTTTGATTTTTCCCTAAAGAAGAATCAATATAGCAATAACATTGCTCTCCAACAAAAGCTCTTCGAGAACCAATTATATAAGCCTCATCCGGAACGTCATACTCCACCTCTGCTCCGTATTCGCGCTTTTCGACGTTGGCTTCGATTCCGTTTTCAATAAAATTTTTAAGATTTTCAGAATTTCCTCTAACCTTCATCGTCCCTTCAATCCAGTTCGGCATCAGACACCTCCTGTTTCAGCCAATCGAGCCAGCACCTGTCACAAGCACCGCCAAACTTTTCGCATACATCAGCATCGTCATAGAGACACGCACACGCATCACCGAATAATGTTGCCAACTCATCGTCAGACATCTGCCGGATTCGGTCGGCGTTGGTAATGGGCATTACTTGGCTGAAACTCCTTTCTGCCCTTCTGTTCCATGCTTCGGCGGCAGCATTTTCTGCTTGTTTTTCGCCAATTTTACCGACGCTCCAATCGTCCGTATCTCGCCCCCAGACGCAATCACCGCACTCAGGGCATCGAACATACTTCTGCCCAAGATAATTTTGCACCATGTACGGCGTTCCCCCGCAAAACGGGCAAGGTTTAAGCTTCTCCATCACTCGCTCCTTTCTGCGGGGATGACAGGATCTTGCTCCGTCAAGTAATACATGCAATTCTGTTTGCAGTCCTTATCGAATTGAAGATTTTCGCGTTCTATTCCAACAATGTCTGTATCGTCAAGCGCTTTTTCGTCCATTTCTACATCATAGGCCAAACCCTTCGCCATCGCATCCCGGTCAATTAGGTCTCCGTGGTCTGGCAGTTCCACAAGAGGGCAATCATCCCTTCTCCGCCAACCATTCGTCTCATCATAATTACAACCTGGTATTAAAGCGCATTTGCTATCATCATTGAAGTAACAAAATGCGCATCCGCTCGGCGGCTTTGCACCTTTAATCAGTACGCTCATCTTCAAACACCTCTCTTATATGTTGATCTATTGCCGTTAGCAGCTTTCCGCCCACGCCTTTTACCTCAGCGATCCTTTGGAGAATATCCGGCCATTCAATATTCCGTTCTTCGCTCGGCTTATCTTCTGCCGCTTTATATCCGTCCTCAAATCCGCTCCTATAGATACTCGCAATATAACGTTCCATCTGCTTCTTATCAAAGCTTTTAAGCGCCCGGAACTTATCACGGGTCAGCAGGCTGTCCTTCAAGACGATCTCAAATGCCCTTTCGCTTACCACGCTCATAGTCACGCCTCACAATCAATGCACACACCAAAGACGCAATAATTAAGGCAACCGCCCTGCCGATCAGTCCTGCGCTTCCTGTGTTAATCATTGTAACGCAGACAAGCACAAACCCCACGAGGCATAAAACCGACACATACGCTAACACAACGCTTTTCATCTGCTCTCCATCCTTGCTCCGCAGAACTTGCAGAACCTTCCGCCATCTTTCGAACCGCACCCACAAATCGGGCAGTTATACCGTGATCCATCCCAAACCCATTCGCCAACGCCTCTCACGCTGTCTGCGATTTCCTCAGCCGTGTACACCGTGGGATGCTCCTTATTCATTGCGCTTACTCTTACATACTTTTCCATGATTGCTCCTCTTTCTCCCCGTCTCGCCGTTAGGTCAGCTTTGATTTTAGAAATTGTAAATCAGGCTTCCGTCTTCTCTTTCTTCGTAGCTATAACGCTTGTCGCCTTTGAAGATAATCGTGTATGTTTTTTCGGTGTTGATGTCTGTCACGTGCTCCAGTCCGTATCCGTAAGGAGGAACGCTTGATCCGAAAATTGTGATTCCTCTGAATGACTCCGCTTCAATGTAAAGGTTCTTTCCCATCTTTCTACCTCTTTCCGGGCTACCGCCCTTTTATCTTTACAAGCTTATTATAGCTCCGCCTCCGTAAAATGTCAATAGTTTTTTTAAATTTTTTAAAAAAAATATCCGAGGTGTTATCCCCGGATATGCTTGAACAGCTTTTCTTCGCTTTTGTAGACAATTGTTTTGACTTGACGGACGGACATATCAAACTCCTCAGCAAGCTTTTCGTAGATTATGCCGTCCAGAAGTCTGCGCTTAAGGATTTTGCGGTTTCTTTCTGCATTCCTGCCGATGATCCACTCGTCTATCAGCGCAGACAACTCCGACCTGCTTATTTCTTGCGCTTCTTGATTCTCCCTGAGCCGCCACACATGTTGCACTTTACATACCCCGTGTTTCCGCCTGTTTTTCTCGTCCGTCTTTTACGGGTTATTGTCTGTCTCGCCATTATAAATATCCCCATCATTTCCGATGAAATTATTATAACCGTTCTCGTTATCTTGAGTAACAGTAGTAACTTCATCAACAAACTGGCTCTCGTAGTAAATCCACGCCGCGTTGCTAAAGACGAGAGCGATAATCAGGACAAGGATCACAATAAAATCCCGTTTGTGCTTTCGCTCCGATCTTGCCATTTCGCCCTCAAAAACAATGTAAGGTACCATCTGATCGTTCATAGCCGTTCCTCCGTATATGTCAATAATATCATACAGAAGGATTTACGTCAAGGGCTTAATGTACTTTCCAGATGCCCAGCCGGTATAACCTTCGTAGACAACCTCGTACCACTTAGTCTTCCCGACCATTGTAGTGTTCCCGGTCAGATGCACCTGCTTTCCTGCAGAGATGGAAACAATTGTTTTTCCAACATCCTTTCCTGCTTTGTCCCTAAGCCATGTGCTACCATTCAGGCAGACAGCTTTATCAAGCTCCGCCAGATACATCGGGGAAATATAGCCCTCTTTGTCTTTGTAACGCACAAAGCCCCAGCCAGTATCAGCCCAACCGAACAGGTCAACTCTCGTGTTCCCTGCCAACGTCTCAATCTTCGGGTATTTTGTCGATCCGCCCGTGCGCATATTCACCCATGTGCAATTCGCTGTTCTATACGGAATTCCCGCCTTAGCCTTTTCGCCGTTGGACAGAACAACTACTGTGTGCCCCTGCGTGCGAGTAACGAGGATATCCCCCTCAAGCAAATAATCAGATGATTTGCAGTATTTGTCATCCTTGATAATGTCAAACTGCCCGGTTGCCTTCAGAACTTCAATCTCGTTCCCGGTGTAAAAGTCGCCCACCTTCACGCCTGCGTACAAAACGCAGACACGAATCAGCTTCGCGCAGTTCGTCTCGCAGGGGATTGTGATTTTCGAACAGTCAAACTTGTATTTCTGCGCCTCGTTATACAGCGTATAACAGTGATCCCAGAAACTATACCCGACCATGTCATTCGCGCAGGCGTAGCGCATGTCCTGAGCGATTTTGTTCCGCACTACAGGGCTTTTGGCCCGGATGATATACCAGCCTTTCCCGTGCAGATACCACGGTTCGGTGCAGACCTCTTTCTTGTTCTGATCTCCGGGCTTGCCGCCTTCCTTCTGTCCGAACTCGTTAATACACGCTGAGCCAATTAAAACGCTCATTCTGCCACCTCGCTCTTATTGTGCCGCTGTCTCTGCCATTCTACAAAAACGCCGATCAGCGTAGACAGCGCAACGCTCGTTGCAAGCACCGCCTCGCCATATGGCAGAGACCAAATTCCAGCAATAACCTTATAAAACGTGCCTACAGCCGTGATTCCGATTTCCGCCAAAAAGCGAATAAAGTCAAAAGTGTTGTTGCTAAGTTTCATTTTTGCCCCTCCTTATCTTTTCTCAACGACTTCAAGCCGCCGATTGATTCTTTTTAATTCCGCTTCATGGATAGCAACGTTTTCTTCGCACTTGTACATACGCTCAATGAGAGTGTTGTGCTTTTTGACCTCCTGCCTTAACTGTTCTATCCTCTCATTCTGGATAGCATCGCTTCGGCTATTCAAGACAAATACCCCTGCAAGCGTAAGCACGCCTGTGATCATTGCCACGATGATTTCAGTCATCTTTTCCCTCCTGACTCTACCTCGTGTGAGAAAGTCTCGACTCTCAGCATCGTGCCGTTGTTCGTCAGCAAAACGGCAGTGTGAGTCGGAAGGGTGGACAGTGCCGCCGCCGACAGGATGGAAAAGAACTTGCTCTCTGCCTCGTTCAGCTTGTCATAGGATGTCAGGAGCGTCCCAACTGATCCGTCTGCGTTTGTCTGCATCTCTAAAACGATGTATTTCATACTGTTCTCCTTTGCTTATGCAATGCGCATCGCGCTCATATAAACGCGGTTAGTAGCCGCCGTTGCGGATTTCCCGTACATCCTGACCTGCCACGTCTCTGTCCCAGTGATTCGCACAGGAGTGCCGCACCACAGCCAAGACACGGTCGCGCCTGTAATGGACGCATAGTTCTCATTGACGGCAAGATTGTAGTCATATGAGCCGCTCGATGCCTTGCCAACGATCGCCACGCCTCTCGGTGCGGAGTTGTAATAGGCAAGCCCCGCATTAACAATCCACAGCCCCGCAGTCAGATAGAATGTTTTGCAAAGCGTCCACCCTGTTCCGACTGACATCGTGCCGCCTTCCTCTTGGTATGCGGGGTCGTAGACAGTTTTCTCGTTCCCGCTTGAATCGTAGAAAGTAAGCCCATCGTTACCCAAAAGCATAGCGTCGTGGGAAGCCGTTGCGCCATTTGGACTAAGCCGCCGACCGATGAATCCACTCTGGTCCATGAGAAACTCACGATATCTATCGAGGGTGTATCTCATGCCATACAATGCGTCAACTTCAGCGCCCGATATTTTATTTAATGACGGGTCTAAATATTGTGCACGAACAATGCCGCCATACATCTCACTTAAGAAGTAGTTCGCTCCCGCTCCGCTCGGTTTCTGCTCTACATAATAGCGATATGGAGACGCAGACGAACTGTAAGTCGCGCCCTGCTGTGATTCGTACCGAAGTTGAATCAAGCTTTCAGTTTCTGTATCGGTCGTGATATGAATCGATCCGTCTGTTATCGCCAATGCGCCAGTTGCCATGTTCCAGCTGTTCTTCCCTGCCGCATCGGCAAGCACGCCGATCTTTGCCAGAGCCGCATTTAAGACCCCGGTTGTGATAAAATCTGCTACGAAGTTCCCGTCAATTGTCCAAGCCGTTGTGAACGGGCCATTATAGCCGCTTGTCGAAAAACCGATCCCATTCTGATTGATCCTGATAACATTGGTCGCGGTCGCTTTGTTGTCCGTGTCCATGATCAAAAGCTGATACGGCTTTCCATTCGCATCGCGGTCAATCACCACAAATCCGCCATTTGCCCCAGTAATCAAGTCTGTGGCATTTTCTACAGCCTCGACTAAAGCAGAGGGAATATCCTTCTGCACGCGTTCCACAGCCTGCGCTGTTTCATTCGTCACTTGACGAAGCACTTGCTCCATATCGCTCCGCACGCTACCGATCTGGACAGACGTGTATTTATCCTGCAGACAGTCATAAACCGTCTTTGCAATCCTCGCGGACGCGCTGATATTCAGAGGCTCGTAGTAGATTGACACAGTATCACCAAGGTTCAACTGTTCCAGCAACTGAAGATTTTCGTAGCCAGTATACTGCGCCAGATGCTCAAAAGAGACTTTCAAATTGATATTCGGAGTCCCGATGCCGCTTTGATTGACATAACTTGTTGCCGCCGCTCTTAACTGTTCCTGCGTGGGCTGTTCGTCAAAGCGGTCGCTGAAGTCTTTTACAATAGTCCGCCGGAAAGAATACGTGTCGGCATACTGCCCTTCAATAACAACCTCAGGCAATGATACTACGGTCCCGTCCATGCCTTCCCAGTACGGAACAACCCCGGTCACGATTGAGGCAAAATCTTCGCTGTGCTCAATGTCTGTGATGTTCTTTCCATATCTCAGCTCTACGCCGCTGTCATGCCCGCGCCGATTCCAGAGCTTGATTGTATAGCCGTCGAATTCGTATTCACCGCCGTACACATCAAGAATACTGCCTTCCATGCCGCCGAGGACTTTCCCGAGCGAT